TCTCACCTATAAATATCCTTACACAACATTGAGACCCACATGGCCCAACAGCTTTATCAAAGACTTTTCTATGGTTACTCTACAGTGGATACCAATGTCAAGAACCAGCAGTTCGCAGACATTGAGCTCATCAAAAGAGATTTAATCAACGCCTTCTATACCCGCCCTGGCGAGCGTGTCATGATGCCCACCTGGGGCTGTGCCATCTGGAATCTGTTATATGAGCCCTTTGATGCGTTCACTCAGCAGAGCGTGATTGACGAAGTCAATCGTGTGGTGGCCACAGATCCCCGTGTGCAAGCCAACAACGTCACTGTCACAGTATATGATCAAGGCATGCAGATCCAGATGGATCTCTATTATGTGCCGCTCAATGTGATACAGACTTTCAGCTTAGATTTTGACAAACGTACGGCAGAAGCCTACTAACACAAGAGAATACAAATGGCAGTTACCCAGCAACAAAGACAAAGCCAACTTTTTTATGGCGAGGATTGGAGAGTCATCTACACTGCATTCACCAAGGTGAATTTTGCAGCGTATGACTTTGACACTATCCGAACCGCCATGATTAACTACATACGCCTCAACTACCCTGAAGATTTCAACGACTGGATTGAAAGTTCAGAGTTTGTGGCCATTATCGATCTTTTGAGCTACTTGGGTCAGAGTCTGGCATTCCGCATGGACCTCAACACCCGCGAAAACTTCCTGGACACTGCCACCCGCCGAGACAGTGTGATACGCCTTGCTCGCATGCTGAACTACAATGCACCGCGTGCGGTTCCCAGTCAGGGCTTGCTCAAAATAACCAATACGGTCAGCAGTCAGGATTTGTATGACAGTTCAGGAAAAAATATCAAGAATGTTTCCATTACTTGGAATGACCAAAACAATCCCGATTGGTTGGAGCAGTTTATTTTAATCATCAACAACAGTCTCAACAGCAACAATTACTTTGGTAACCCAGTCAAAAGCGGCACAGTGAACGGAATCGCCACCGAACTGTATGAGATGAATACCACTGCCAGCGGCGCCACTGTGTTTCCGTTCACCGCCACTGTGGCAGGTAACACCATGAATTTCGAATTAATTAACCCAGATTTCACCATAGCTGACAACACAGCCATCAACTACAGCACCAGCGGCTTGTTTTTCGAGCGCAGTCCTGATCCGGCCAACAGTTGGTTTTTGATCTATCGCAGTGACGGCTTGGGAAATAGCAGTGCCAACACTGGATTTTTCCTGATGTTTAAACAAGGAAACCAAGGATATAATGATTATCAACTGGATTACCCTATTGCTAACCGAGTAATTGATGTCAATGTCAATAACATCAATAATATTGATGTTTGGGTTCAAAATGTCGATAACGCAGGTAATGTCATAAAAAAATGGACCAGTGTACCCAGTGTAAATGGTTATAACGTAATTTACAATAGTCTCAAAACCAATCAGAGAGATATTTACAGTGTTTATACTCGTGATTCCAATGGCATAGATCAAATCAGCCTGAGATTTGCAGATGGAAATTTCGGTAATGTCCCACTGGGCTTGCTAAGAGTGTGGTATAGAGTAAGTAATGGACTGACATATCAAATTCGACCAACTGATATGCAGAATTTAAGTTTCGCATGGAATTACAGCGACAACCTCAACAACACATTCAGCATTGTGTTTGCAGCCACTTTGCAAACCACAGTGGCCAACAGTCAAGCCGGTGCCACAAATCAACAAATAAAATTGGCGGCAAGTCAAATATATTACACCCAAGACCGCATGGTAACTGGCGAAGACTACAATTTGTATCCACTTGTCAACACGCAGGCATTGAAAGTCAAAGCTGTTAACCGTGTCTATAGTGGACAAAGCCGATATCTGGATATTAACGATCCCACCGGTACATACCAAAACACCAAGATTGTCAGCACAGATGGCATACTTTATCAAGAGATGGATCAAAATCGTGTGGAAGTCAGTGTTGGTGCCAATCAAAATAGCACCTCGTTGGTAACCAACTACATCCAACCCATGATGTTAGGGACCCAAGACCAGCAACGCATTGCTCAAGAGCTCAAAGACTTCTATTATTATAATTACCCTCGCGGCAACATACAAGCAAGCGGCAATGTGATGTGGAACACCAACACGGTGAGTATACAAAGCAGCACAGGTGCCTTCTATATCACAGTTGGCAGCACAAATACTGCCCAAACCGTGGGGGGCACAACATCCATCAACAATGCATTGTATAATATCACACCTGGGGCGTTGGTTTATATTGTGGGACATGGATGGGTGGAAGTCACCAGTGTAAGCAACAATGGAATAGGATCGAATAATGGCATTCAAGCAAATGGACAGGGTGCCATAAGCATAACGCCACCTTTATACCCCACTAGTTCACACCAACCCACTCTGGTCATTGCAAGCTGGGACCCGGTCATGAGTAGCACGGAGCGGGCCAGCGTGGCAGCGTCATTGGATAGGAAAAATACATTTGGTATACGCTATGATTATCAAAATCAAGCCTGGGTGGTAATCAGCCACAGCAACCTCAACACAGGTGCGTGGAGTTTATCGCGTTCCGGAGATTCAACTAATACCAACAAAGACAGCAGTTGGTTGATTTTGTGCAAGTATAGTGGAAGTTCTTGGCAGTTTTACAGCCGCTCCACTCGTTACATTTATGAAAGTGTGAGAGATGTAAGATTTCTTTTCAACACCGACTATAAAACAATTGATATCACAACAGGTTTGGTAAAACAAGACACTGTGACCGTGCTGGACATAAACACCGTGCCACGCGATCCCACTATTGATATGCCGCCTCCCAGCTTGGGAGTCAACTATGCCTGGAAGATTTTAGGTCAAGACATCTATCCCGACGGCTATACTGATCCCACCAAAGTATATGTCACACCCATGATGACTGCATTGGGCGTGCCAGAAGATCCCGACCAATATAACGAAATTGTTGATCCTCGGCCCATTGCCCAACGCATGGTGTTTTGGACTTTGGTAACAAGTAGCGATGGTTACCAATACTGGCAGCCAGCTGAGATTCCATCGGGTAGAATTTATCAATATGCCAATCAGTTGCCTGCTTCAAATAATTCATCATGGCAGCCTGGAGACATGGCATATATCATTACCAATGGAAAATTCTACCAATACACAGTGGTAGGCGTAACTGGTGTATTGACTGAAGTTACAAATACATGGCGCATGAGAATAGGCAGAAACCACCTGCGTTGGATTTACGAACACTTTGCTCCCAATGATCAGCGTATTGATCCTGCAATTATGAACATAATAGACACTTATGTTCTTACTAGCACATACGACTCTGACATACGCAACTGGATTTCCATAAACGGTGTGGTGGGGGATCAACCCACCGCCCCCACCGCAGAACAATTGCGTGAAACTTTCCAAACTCTGGAAGGTTACAAGACCATGACTGATCAAATCGTCTGGCATCCTGTGAAATACAAGATCATATTCGGCAGTCAAGCCACCAGTGAACTACAAGTTCGCTTCAAAGTGGTCAAAGCAGCAGGGACCACTGTGACCGACAATGAAGTAAAAAGTCGTGTGGTCGCCGCTGTCAACGCATACTTTAGTTTGGTTAATTGGGACTTTGGACAGAGTTTCTTCTTTACAGAGTTGGCAGCATATATTCACATTCAACTTGCCACTGTGGTGGCCACTGTGGTAATAACTCCAGTAAATGCCCAGGCACAGTTTGGTGATTTGTTCGAGATCAAGTGCGCAGCAGATGAGGTGTTTATCAGTTGTGCTCGCGTAAGTGATGTGGACATAGTAAAAGATTTAGCAGAAATGACTTTGGGGATAACACATGGCTGACAAGCGCAAGACTATCAACTTACTACCAGCTGCCAATCAAACAGCAACACTCAGTAAGTTCTTCAATGCCACAGTGGATCATTTGTTCCAGCCTGAGAACACCGAGTTCTTGGCTGGATACATTGGCAATCACCCGGCTTGGTATAATCCCGATACAGATTTTTACATACAAGAACCCACAGCAGATCGTGAAAGCTATCAGCTGGTGCCCACTGCAATAAGCAGAGATCCCACCAGCAACACTGTAAACCAAATCTTGTTCTATGACGATTTGCTGAACAAGTTGCGAATGCAGGGCGCCAACGTCAGTAAGCCTGAGAGACTGTTCTCAAACGAGTATTACAGTTGGTCACCACCAGTTGACTTGGATATGCTGACAAACTGGACCAATTATTACTGGGTGCCCACTGGTCCCAATAGAATCACATTGTTGGATGCCACTGACTTTGTCCAAAATATTTCAGGAAAGTCACAATACACATACACCGGAAATTTGAAGATAGCAAGTGGTAACGCCTTCGTCAGCAACTTGAAGTTCACTACTGGACTCAAAGTTCAGTTCACAAATGACGCACACCCTGCCAATAATGAAAAAGACTGGATTGTATGCAATGTGGGAAGAAACATTTCATTGCAAGATGACAGTTGGTCATCAACTAACGGCAGTCATCTCAGCATTGCAACGTCAACTGGGCCTGACTGGTGGACAATGGAACGCGGCAGTAAAAACGTCAATAGCTGGAGCCAAACTAATCGTTGGTTTCATATAGAAGTTCTGCAACTCAGTCAAACTGTGGTCACCAACAATATAACCAACCCTGTATTGGAAACATACGCTGTTCAAAGTACACGTCCCATACTTCAATACAACAGAAACCTAGAACTGTATCAACAAGGGGTAACTTGGCGTGGATATGTCAACTATATCAGTACCCAATCTAATTTCTTGGCAGAATTTGTAGGTCAAAGTAATCCTGTGATTGGCGATCCGTTGAAAGACGGTGATTTGATACTGTGTTTGACCGATGAGGACCCCAATGTCCAGGGACGCATCTACAAAGTAAGTGGTCTCAGCACCATTGGGCAATGCATACTCACTGCCCAGCCGCGCAGCACCACAGATAGCAGCACCTTGCCGCGGATGAGAGACCAAACAATGCTTGTGGACAAATACGGTGCAATAATAACATGGTATTACAACGGCACCACATGGACACAATCTGCCAATTGCCGCGGTGTGGGAATTTATCCGCTATTTGAGCTTTATGACACCACGGGCAATAATTTGGCAGATGTGGGTGTATATCCCATGAGCAATTTCACAGGCAGCCAGCTGTTCTCTTACAACATTACATCAAATAGCGTTATGGATATATTGTTGGGCATCCCTGCGCATTTAAATGCATTTGGAGACTTTGTCTTTTGTAATCATCAAGCCATCGACACCTGGTCATACCTAAGCGACAACAAGATAACCAATATTTCAGGATATACTTTCGCTCATGTTGTGGCCGACAACGATGCCGCAGAAGAATATATAAACGGATGGTATCTCAGTGCCACGCCCAGCCGTCAATACTATAACTTTCAATATCAGGTGGTGAATGGCGCGCTGATCAATACTGGCGAACTCAACAGCTCTGAACAAAACCTGCCTGAAGAAGTAGAGACTGGCGATCTATACACACTAAAAACATATCTCACACCAGGGATCACTGCACCAGACACCTTGCCCAATCTGTATGTGAGTTTGGCCCGTAATGGTCAAGTCACCACCTTGCTTGTGGGACAAGACTACACTGTGGCAAATAATGGCAGTATTGATCTTGTCAATGCTGCACAAGTCAATGATCGTTACTTTGTGAAAATTTGGTTGGGTAATCAAGACGTCGGGGACCCTGACGGTTATTATGATCTGCCCTGGAACCTCACTAACAACCCCAACAACCAAGATATCACATTGACAAGCCGTGGGGAATATCTGGATCACATCAGCAGCACTATTGCCAACCAAACTGGCATTATGGGAAATCCACAAGGTGTAACAAACTGGCGTGATACTGCTCGTAATCCCAGCTTGGGTATGCAGATCATGCAGCACACAGCCAGCATGCTCAAGTTGAGTATTCTCAACAGCACACCACAGAATGACATCAATGCTGTGAACACTGTGACTGATCCACAAACAGTGATGGTGTGGGCAGAAAAGCAATATACCAGTTGGTATAGCCGTTTTGTGAGCAGTCTGTTCTCACTTTACAACACCCAGGGATATACACAGGCACACGATCCTCAGAGTTGGATCACCGCAGCCATGCGCACAGTGAATTTGGGCAAAAACAGCCGCAGTGCCTGGTCCAATAGCGGTTATGACCGGGGCCAATATGCTGGCAGTTATTGTGATATCCCTGCACAAACCCCCACTTGGATACCCACAACGCCGGCTCGTTTGGGCTTAACTGGTGCTTACAATCCGCATGTGTATGTTGATGTAACCCAGCCCGGTCGTCCCTTGGTGTTGCAAACACATGATGGTGCACAGATTGTGTTGCTTGACGGTGAAGGCGAACTCATGGGCACCATAACCAACAACACCATGCGCACTGTCAACCCTGCATTACTGAGCCATCCTGTTGCCGCAGCTTGGTTGCAGTTTGAAATCAACATGTATGAAAACTTGCCAGTACAGTATAAGGACCCTGACAGTCAACCAAGATTCAATGTGCGAGGTGTAATACCTGGCAAGTGGAGAACTGGGGAATATACACGCACAGAATATGTTCAAATGCAACGAGGGATATTTGACAAATGGCTGGTTGGCACACAGGCCAATGCCACATCCAATACCAGTTTTGTATTGGCAGATCAGTTTACTTTCAACTACAGCACTATTACAGACCTCAATGGACAACTGTTGCCTGGCTATTGGCGCGGCATCTATCAGTGGTTTTACGACACAGACCGACCTGATTTGCGACCTTGGGAAATGTTGGGTTTTACCCAACAGCCCACTTGGTGGACTGCGGAATACGGGGTCACTCCCTACACTGTGGGCAACAAAAAACTGTGGACAGACTTAAGCCAAGGCCTGATTCGTCAAGGTGCCTTGGCAGGCATTCACACCCAGTGGGCGCGACCAGGATTATTGAATTGTATTCCAGTTGACACCCAGGGTTATTTGCTGCCCCCACTTGGCGCTGGTGTTGTGACAAGTTTGCCCAGCACTGCCAGTGCCAAAGCAGACTGGATATTTGGAGATGGTTCACCAGTGGAACAGGCTTGGAGAAACAGTCAAAACGGCAGCTTTGCCACAGCATGGACCGGATACCTGCTCAAGCCAGCGCAATTTGTGGAACTCAACTGGGACACTTTGAAAACTTCGCAGATATATACCCACACAGCATGGCCACAGTGGATCTATACTGATATCAATGCTCGCAAGAATAGTATGGAGTTCCTTGCCCACCGAGAAAATCCCAGCCAGATATCACTAACTGGCAGTTTGGCGTCGTTAGCCTCCTCGACATATTACGGCAGTGGTGGATTGCAACATTGGTTTGGTGAATACTTGGTCAGCAACAGTCAAAGCGTCACCACGTTCTTGGGCAATGTTTTGCGCGGCGGTGAGGTCAACCTGGGTCATAAATTTGCCGGCTATGTCAAGACCGACAGCATGAGAATTTTAGTGGATAGTTTTGGACAGCTGGATTATCAAAGCAGAATTATTCCACAAGAAAATCAACACGTTTATTTGTATCGCAGTGGCAGCATTGGCGAATACTTCTACAGCGGTGTGGTTGTGCAAAAGGTCCGTGGCGGCTACAAGGTATTTGGTTACGATGCCATCAAACCCATATTTACAATCATGCCTGTTAATACAGCAGGAATAAGACACACTGACACTGTGGGCAACCTCAAAGTCATTTTTTATCAACAAGGTTTGCCAGCTCAAGACATTTCTTATGGCACTGTGTTTGCCACAGCTCAGCAAGTGGTGGATTTCTTGATGGGATATGGCATGTGGTTGGAAAGTCAAGGATGGAGTTTTGAGTCCACAAACCCCGAAAACAATGAAATTGTAAACTGGCAATACAGTGCCCGCGAATTTATATATTGGTGTCAAGGTAGCTGGGGGGTAGATAACTTTATTGCCCTGAGTCCAGCAAGTGATGGTGTGACATTTAGCCAAGCCACCGGACAAATACAGTATGTCAATGGACAAAAAAGTGGTGTGTATCCCATTATCAACAAAACGGGCACACCAATAACCAGTCAAAATTTGGAAACTTTGCGTGAAGACACGCAAATAACCATCAATCCCACCAATAATGACACAGTGTATGGGGCTCGCCTGTTTGTCACCACAGTGGAACATATTTTGATATTGGACAACATCACACAATTCAACGACATTGTGTATCAACCTCTGTATGCACAGATGCAACCGCGTGTGAAAATATTCACATATCGCACCCTGGATTGGGATGGTAGATTTTATGCTCCGGGTTTCTTTTTGCAGAGGCAAACCAATAACACCTACATAATGACTGACAACTTTGAAAAAACTGCCAATGACATGCGCAAGTATTTCAATATTGATCAGCCCAAGCATTATCATGCTATCAATAACACCAGCTCATTGAGTTTGCAACAAACACTTGCAACTGGTGTGGATCAGCCCAATACTGGATCCACAACACAACTGGTAAATGACCAAAGCGTGGTGAGTAACCAAGCTGTTAGCAACCTAGCCAAGCACAATTATGGTTATCAAAAGAGGGATTATCTACAAAATCTCATCTTGGAAGATGCAACAGAGTTTGAATTCTATCAGGGATATCTGCGCCAAAAAGGCAGTCTCAATTCAATCAATGCCATTTTGCGCAACAACACGTTGGTGCCTGCCACAGCCACGTTTGAATACTTTGAAGAATTTGCATTGCGACTGGGACAATATGGTGGCATTGACGTAAACAATCTAATAGAAATTGAATTAAACAGCGCGGACGTTGTTTCCAATCCACAACGTATCAACTTGTTTAGTGCAGCAGACATTGACAATCCAGATGACGATGTAATCAGTTTGGTGCCAGGGGACCGCAGGGTTGTCACAGCCCCACCAAGCTATCAAACTATGGGTTTCCCATTACGTCCCAGTTATACACCAGATCCAATAACTGATGTTCCCACAGCTGGTTATGTGCAACTTGGTGAAACAACATGGCAGATCACCGCACAGACCGATCTCTTGACATTGTGGGACAATGCACAAGGCACAGCAGCCCCAGTCAAACTCCATGACACAGTGTGGCAATTTTACACAGTCGTGGGCAGTTGGACAGCATGGGTATTATCTGATATTGGAACCACAATCAGTTCTACACAAAGCAGTTCAAACACTGTGACACCCACCACCATAGTTTGCAACGGTATGCCGGACTTACAAGATGGTGACACGGTTGTCATTCAAAACGTATCAGGCGTCAGTAGCTTGACTGGAACATTTGTTGTGAGCAATGTTAATATTGCAACAAATACATTCACAGTGCCCACTAGCACTTTTCAAAACGGCACTGGGGGAACAATTTGGAAATATTACACCACTAGATTTACCAACACCCGGCAACGAGATATATCTGCACCAATGGCAGGCTGGCCACAGGGAATCCACGTGTATGTGGATCAAGGAGGTCAAATACCTGGCGCTTGGACTGTTTACAGCCGAATGGGCCAAACTTGGTTGCCAATTCGCAATCAACCCCTGCAGGTCAACAGCACATTGATGCAAGGAACTATATTGTATGACAGCGCCTATCAGACTACCAGCACCGTGATACAATATTTTGATCCCGTCCAGGGGCATATCCCCAGCATTGCAGATGCCGACTTGGTTTATCGCAGAGAAACCGATCCTGCCAAGTACAATCACGGGGACATTGCAAATCAAGACCTGATTGCCGAACAAGCATGGGGCGACGGTCATGTAGGTGAAACATGGTGGGATCTGGGAACGGTTCGTTATGTGGATTATCATCAAGGGGACATGCAATACCGTGCAAAAAATTGGGGAAAATTGGCCCCCAATACCACAGTAGACATTTACGAATGGGTCAAGAGTCCTGTAAATCCTGCTGACTGGGCCATATATGCCAGCACAGGGCGTGATTTAAGTCAATTTGGTGTGAGCTATATACCACATGGTCTAGTATTAAATTATAATAGCCCCAGCTGGACCCAGATGACTACCTACAAAGTGGATGGCAGCCCACAAGTTTGGTATTATTTCTGGGTCAAGAACAGCACAATGACACCCACAGTGCCTTGGAGAAAATTGACTACGCAGGAAATCAGCAATGTTATTACCAATCCGCCCAGCCAGGGAATACCATGGTGGGCAGCCACGGATAATCAAAATATAGTAGTGGCAAATATCAAAAACAAACTGGGAGGCACACAAAAGATCTTGCAAATTAACTGGCAAGATCACCCCAGCGATGCCACACATCACAGCCAATGGCAGCTCTTCCGTCCCGGAGACGTGCGCAGCGTAATTGATCCGCAGTTTTGGCAACGTCTCACCGCAAGTTTGGTGGGATGGGATGGCCTGGATCGGGACGTGCCTGACTATCGATTGCATGCACAATCTCAGCAGGGAAATCTGGCACGTCCCAGACAGAGTTGGTTTAAAGATTCTGTAACAGCAGGTCAAGTATTTGTTTATGTAGTTAACAAGATTATTTCAGAGATGATTGATCCACTGGCAGTGGATCCCAACAAGGTCACATGGATTAATTATTTTGGCAAAACTGAACCTCAACCTCACAGTGCGGGAAATTGGCAGTATCATGTGAGTAACTTAACTGAAAGAGATCAACTATTGCCCCAACCAGTGGGAACCACAGTGTTGGTGGATGCGTCTGTTCAAACACAAAGCAAGTGGATGATCTATAAATATTCAGGAGGCACTGCGTGGGATTTAATTAGACAACAGGCATGGGACACCAACCTTTATTGGCACCGTGTGGATTGGTATGCCAAAGGATATAATAGCACAGTAATGATTGATCAAACAGTATCTGATCCCAACCAATTGTCTCAAATAACAACTGCCACTGCCAATTATAATGTTCGTGTTTTGAACAATGGTCAGGGATATTGGCAAATTTTCAACTGGAATGGTGTTGACTGGACACTGATAGCACAGCAAAGTGCCAGCATTGGCTTGTTGCCTGCTTTATACGACAACAGCATAAACATGCTAAATTGGGATCAAGCACCTTTTGACACTGTGATGTTTGATGAGAATAGCAGCATTCCGTTCAGCAACATAATCCAAGGTATACGAGATGTGGTAATGGGTCCTCTTGAGATCAACATGCTGATGTTCAGCATGTTGAATTATGTATTGAGTGAACAGAACTTTGTGGATTGGATAGCAAAAACCAGTTTTATCACGCTGCGGGGATTCAATCTTCCCATCAGCCAAAGTCAACTGTATGCAGCGGACAACACAGAAAGTTTGTTACAATATATCAGTGAAGTGAAACCCTATCGCACCAAGATACGAGAATTTATTAGCTCTCGATCACAAATGGATTATGCAGGTATGAGAACCACAGACTTTGACAAGCCGCCCTATGTTCAAACTTTTGCAGTAACAAAAATTTTAGATCCCACATCCTCTATTGATGCCGCATTGATGAGAAATAATGCCAGATACCAGGACTGGTATGCCAATTATCTCACAAGTATTCACAGTCATTTGGTCAGAGAGATCAAAACCACAATGTATATTGATCGAGTAAGTAGCGACACATATGGTTGGGACTATATTTGGGAAGACACAAAAGGATATAGCACAACAAGCAGTTATGAGACATGGGGAGCTGCAACACGAATTCGTGATGACTATCAACCTAGCCTGGATATGCCGCCTGTGAGTGATATATCTACCTTGTTACAAAGCGAATATAAAGGCACCATAATAGAAACTCTGCCACTGAATTATCAATCTGGGTGGGACGGAACTCCGTGGAATAATTTCTCTGGATGGGATCCCGATGCCAGCACGCTTTATGAATATCTGGATATGATTATCCAAGGTGGTGAAATTCCCGAATATGACATATTCACCCCCGACACTGGGGGATCAAATAGTTTTACATTGAGTTATATTCCACAATCTGTGGCACAGACTGTAGTTTGGATCAATAGCGAAATCTCAGTGTATGGTGTGGACTGGATTATACCCAATTGGATAACCAATGCCACAGTGGTAGATCCGGGAATGGGTTATCAAGTGGGTGATCTGTTGGAAGTATATGGAGGATCCAACTTAATTCCGGCCAGAATACAAGTAACATCAACTGGCATCAATGGCAACATCACAGGAATTTCAGTGGTCATTCCTGGCAGCTGGGACGTAGTCCCCGGGGGCGCATTGCCAACCCAGCCCAAGCCCTATCCTGAACCCAGCCTGGGTTCAGGTGCTACTGTTTGGCCCACATGGGGAGGCAGAACACTGAAACTAAATGATACCACTGTGAATAAAGTTTATGTGCTATATCACGGTCAGACTTTCCACGGTGCGCCCAGTGGAGACTGGGACAGTGTGTATGATGGATATCGTTTCTTGCAACCTGATGCAAATAATAATCGCCCTCCTGAATTGATTTCTCTCAAAGTTCCACATAGTTTAACTTGGACTATTACCAGTAACCAACTATCAGGACCTGTGGTAAGTAAAGTATTAATAAGAGAAAACCAACAATGGACACAAACTTTGCCTGTTAGCAGCGTTGAACTGCTGCAAGATGTTTATGCCACAAGTGATGCAATTGATATTTCCAACATCACAGCATTGATTCCTCCTGAATCAGGCACACCAGGATTAATTTGGGTAAACGATGAATTGATTGCGTGGTGGAAAATGCAGTTTGCTCCCACATTAGACCACCCCAATCGTGTCATCATACGCAATTTGTGGAGGAACTACCAAGCCACCTCTGGCAATCCGCGCCAGACTTATAGCAGCTATTTTGCAACTGGTGATGGTATAACCACCAGCTGGGGACCAGGGTGGGGGAATAATTTGAGATCTGTTTGGGTCAATAACCGTATACAGTCTCATGTGGGTTCTGCGCCAGACTACACCCTTGTGGGGTCCACTGTGGTATTCACCCATCCACCACTGGCAGGGTCAAAATTGAGATTTAGTTGGTTATCTAACACTCAGCTATCCAATCAAATAAGTCACACTATGGGCACTGCGGTTTTCGATGCACATGGCCAACAGGAGATCATTTAATGGAATCGCGTATTGAATCACCACTAAATAACATCATGAGCAACACAGAAAAACCAACACTGCCACCAGATGAGCATAGCAGCTTGTTTGTGTATGGTAGTTTGACAATACGCGATCCTGACAGTCAGGTTGAGTTGTTAAAGACACAAGCTTGAGGTAATTGAATGCAAGAAAATATACCTGGCCAAGTAACTGGCCATATTTTGATAAAAGACATTGACACTCAAGAAGTGTTGTTGGATACACACAACGCTATTAATTGGGAAAACTTCAGCTTGAGCCTGGCCAACGTATTGGCCAACGAAAGTCGAGGTTGGATTCAAGAAATGTCATTTGGCAACGGCGGCGCCACAGTGAGTGGCACGGGTGTTATCAGTTACAAACCACCCAATGTAATAGGACAAAGTGCAGCACTTTACAATCAGACTTATTACAAAACTGTCAATAACAAAAGTTCTCTAGATTCCGATCCGGTAAACAACCTCACACAGGTGGCACACGTAACTGGAACAACGTATAGTGATGTTGTAATTACCTGCACATTGGGGTTGGGCGAGCCCGCCGGACAAGATGCATTTGACAACGCCAACACACTCACTGGCACGTATGTGTTCAATGAATTGGGACTTAGAGCTTATAGTGAGATTGGTGATAATACCGGATTGTTGCTGACACATGCTGTTTTTAGTCCCATACAAAAAAGCCTCAATCGTCAAATTGAAATCCTATACACCTTGAGACTGCAAACAGCTTAAATATTGCAAAGCGGGAATCCACAAGCATGTCAACAAAGATCTTAAACTACGATGGAACACAATTAACAGAGATTGCTGCTGGCATATTGGATGCTACCAGCACCAGCTTGACACTGCCCGGCACCGGAGTTCAAAAATACGGCGCCCCTGTATTGGATGATTTAATTTGGATAATGCAGCATTTTGCTCGCAACACCGCGCCCGATCATGCCATTAAGGGTCAAATTTGGTATGACACAACTGGCAATATATTGAAACTTTACAACGGAACTGCATGGACAGCCAGTGGCAGCATAGTAAGCTCTTCCTCTGAACCTGCTGTGCCAGTAAATGGCACATTGTGGTGGGACGTTGCCAACAAGTTTCTCAAATTGTGGAACGGTATTGGTTGGACTGTAATTGGACCAGCCAGCACCAATTACTGGACCAGCTCATCGGATAACGCACCCTCTGCCAACAATGCCCTGAATCTGGGAAATATTACCAATAGATTCAATACAGTATATACAGTAAATCTAGATTCTACTGGAGTCAGCAATGTTGCTGTATTGAATGCATCTGTCATCAATGTGGCCACCTTTACCTCTACTGGGTCTGCCACCGTAAAAGGTGGATTAAATTCTGGAAATTTAAAGGTGCAAGGTAATATTGCCACAACTGGGGATGTCATTGCAGGTGGCAATGGAAACTTTGACGGAGGGCTGCTGGTCAACGGTAATTTTCAGGCTGCCGCTATGGGTGTGGGGAAATCAGTTGATGGTGGGTTTATCTTGGATGTGGCAGGACCAGCAAGATTGTCTACCGAACTTCGTGTGCAATCAAATGGTCCAGTATATCATGTCATGGGAAATGGTGCTGCCCCAGCTGACAGCAAAATTTATATCAACACGGTGGATTCCAATGGCAAGTATGGAGAATTTATAACAGACGATGCTGAAAATCCTCTTAATGTGGGATATATCAAACAAGTAAATCGCAGCGGCTTTGTGGTGAGTAATATAATACTGTTCGGATCCAACAACGTCCCAGCACTCATAGTCCAAGGAAGTGGCAACATTCACCTCACTGCTGCCAACAGAGGCATTGTATTCCAGGATGGCAGTTTTCAAAATTCTGCAGGCACTGCAAGCATTGGCGCAAATGGTTGGCAAATTCTACCCAGTGGCTTGATGATGCAATGGGGTGTTGCAATAATATCTGTGACCGGATCAACTTCAATTTATTCAGGAACAATTACATTTTCCCGAGCTTTCAGCGAAACACCATTTGTTGTTACAGGAAATCCTCGAACCACTGCAAGCGGTAGTTGGGAGGAACTCACATGCCAAATAGTACCTGTTGATACAACAACTGCCAGTGTTTTTGGAGGCACCGCCGATAGCGGCCACAATATCACAAATACACCGGAAATAAGCTGGTACGCAATTGGCAAGGCATAAAGGTAAATCATGACACTCAATATACGAAATTACGATGGTAGCACTTTTATAACCATTCCAGATCAAACGCTCAACATAACATCGGCCAGCATTGAATTTCCCGGTCGTGGGCTACAGGCCTATGGCACCGCAATAAACCAAGACCTGTTGTGGATAATGCAAAATTTTTCCGGGGCCAACGTGCCCAATTCCGCTGTAACAGGACAAAATTGGTATGACACCGCCAACGGAGTTTTGAAGGTTTACGACGGCACCCAATGGCAAGGTTCAGGAACAGTTTTCAACGGTGCAAACCCACCTGCCTCCAGAGTGGAAGGCACATTGTGGTGGAATACCAGCCATAATCCCTCGCAACTGAACATATTCATAAACGGCCAGTGGCAGTGGCTGGGTCCGGCTGGATATGAATATTGGAGTAGTACACAAAACAACCTACCATACACTAACCAGTTCTATACCATTGGCAATTCCACTGCTCAAATGAGCGAAGTTCACACCCGCGACTCATTCACATATGGCAACTCTGTTGTGAATGGACATATGCTTGTTGGCAACACCAGTACATTTACCAACAGAGTTACATTGCAGGCCAGTGGCTCAGTTTACAGTGATTGGGTCAACAACAATGCGGTCGCAGACAGCAAACAGTGGCACCGCAGTGTGGACCTAACAACCCTAAATGAATATATCACCACTGATGCAAACACCACTCCCAAGTATTGGTTGCAAGTCACTAGATCTGGCAACACAGTAAGGACCATTCAGTTGGTCACAAACAACAACAACGTGGCTGTCACAGTGGATCAGGCTGGCAATGTTGCCATTGCCAATCCGTCAGGTGGATTGATATTCCCCGACGGCAGCCGACAGACCTATGCTGCATTCCACAGAACGGCTGTATTTCTCACCACCAACACGTTTACCGTGCCTGCTGACGTGACCCATGCTCGAGTTAGGGTGTGGGGTGGCGGAGGTGGCGGTGGCGGCAATTATGATTATGGTGCAGGAGGAGGAGGCGGTGGCGGAGGGTATGCTGAAGGCATAGTGACATTGATTCCCGGCTCTCTAATTCCGGTCACAGTGGGATTAGGGGGAGTTGGTGGATCAAATATTGAAGTGGGAAATAATGATGGCGGCAGCGGCGGCACCAGCAGCTTTGGTATGTATTTGAGTGCAACGAGTGGACTGGGTGGATTGGGGACCATTTCAGGCGGCAGTGGAACCGGAGGACCTGGCGGCTTGGGATACGGTGGGACGGTTGGTGGCGGAGGCGGCCGAGGCGCCGCCGGATTCACCGTAGGACTCAGTTCGTTGGGTGGCAGTGGTGGCGCTGCGGCAATGGGAGGTGGTGGTGGCGGTAATGGCCCTGTTGCTGGAGTAGGAAGTTTCCCAGGAGGTGCAGGTGCAGGGGGAAATAATGATAACCAGGGAGGGCCTGGTGCCTCTGGTCAAGTAGTGGTGGAATATTAATATGACAACATTTTGGGCAAGACTTGAAGGAAGCTTGGTGGCTGAAATTGTCACTATCGACCCCACTTCCAGGTTCACACCGTATATAATATGGCAAATTGCCAATGCAGGAAATACATCCGGAGGAGATCCTAGTTTAATTACTCCTAGGTGGACTTACACTAGTGGTATCTTTTATCCCGAACAGTTTTCTAACGCCGTTATCTATACTCAAAGTAGCTCAGTGTTTCAAAACGTTGTTGTATTCACAGGAAATGTATTCATCGACATCGGAACAGGACAGATAGATGAAAGTTGCTGGCTGCCATTGGCAACAACCAACATATCCGCAACGAATACTACTGCCCATTTTGTCAGTTACAGTACACATATATATGACAACAGCTTGGTGATCGTGGGATCAGTAACCACGCCTGCAACGCCTGTTGTTAGTTATGTGAACCAAATAGAATTTGTCAATGGAAGAGATACCCCCCTAGAATGATGTATAACGTATGGGCCAGAATCAGCAATGGTTTGGTAAGAGAGGTCACGCATGATGATCCTGCCAATAGATACGCTGCTAATTTGCAATGGGTTCAGGCTGTTGGCAGCGTGACAGGAAACAACAACGTGAGCGGTGGCAACGTGGATGTTGTTTCACCCTACTGGACTTATATTAATGGATACTTTAATCCTCCTACGACTGGTGTCAAGATTCCTAGACCACAAGGAACTGCGTTATATGTCAATCAGTTTCAATTTACAGGGCAAGGTGCTCACGTGTGGAGGGAATTAGGAAACGTGAGTATTTTATCCAGCTCTGGCGTTGCCCATTTTCTCAGCTATTCAGTAGATGTATTTGATGGTAATCTAGTCCCGCCAGGCTCTCCTGTTGAACCTCCCAATGGTGGTGGCACCGGCGGCGGCGGCGGCGGTGCATTTCCCGATAACGAACCGGGCGGCGGGGGCAGGCAGGAGTAGCCGCTCACTGGCTGCAGAACCGGCCCAGCCCTATCTGCTAATCAAGATTCTTATTAATCAAGGAAAAACAATGGCCTACTATATCAGAATTAGAAAACTTGACCCGGTTACCAGCACAGTGGTTACCCAAGTCAGTAATATCACAGTAAACGGCAATCAAGCGGGATTGGTGCTAGGGGTGTCTGGAGTGGGAACATTTGATTATGCTCTGGAAATTGCAGCTGATCCAGGAGAAGTGGTAACCTGTGTAGGAACCAGCTTGGTTGCATTCAGCACTCGCCTGTAATACAGATAAATACTATTACAATCGAATAGGGAGGGTGCAGCATGGCCAAGACTAACGATGCAGCGTGGGACAACATCTTTGAAAATGTTGTCATGGCGGAGCAACCGCCCTCAAAATATATTATAGAAGCTTTTGTCACAACCAAATCCGGCACAACCTACA